GTATACAGGAACCTAAATGCGCCCTTAACTGGTGAAGAGAAAGCCAAGGCAGTCAATGATTGGTGGCAATCGCTGAGCGGGCGGCAACGGAATGTGATCAGAGACTTGCCGAACTTCGATGCAGATATTTTCAGGTCTTGCACGGGGATTGATGCGCGAGAAAAGGAAGAAGGCTAAAAAGCGGAGGTGAGAGCGTGAGCGAAGTGAAGGTATTCGACAACCCTGAGTTCGGAAAGGTGAGAGCGCTGGACATAGGGGGAGAAACCTGGTTTGTCGGGAAGGACATAGCAGAGATACTTGGCTACGCAAATCCGCGAAAGGCGCTCGCCGACCATGTAGAGGATGAAGACAAAACCTATGGGGTAACGATTTGTGACGCCATGGGGAGAGAACAAAAGCCCGTGTGCATCAATGAATCCGGGCTTTGCTGAGAGGGACAAGCAATGTTTGAGCAGAGACTAAGGCAAGCCATGAAGGAACTGCAGCTTAAGCAAGTGCAAGTGGCAGGGCTTACGGGAAAGTCTCGGGGTGCAATCAGTCAGTACCTATCGGGCGACAGAGTGCCGCCCGATAAGGTACAGAGAGAAATGGCGATTGCACTGGGACTGGAAGCGGATTATTTCGCACGGCGGGAGATCAAGCCTGTGAAAGAGACGGCGGAAGAGCACGCGAGAGCGCGCCGCAGGGGAGCAATCAGAAAGATGACGGTTCCGGATGCGGCAAAGGTTTTAGGCGTGGATCAGAGGACCGTAAGCAAGGGACTGCAGCAGGCTGTATTTCCGTGGGGCTATGCGATACACACGACAGAAAACCGATGGGTCTACATAATCAACGCGGACGCATTCGAGAGGATAGAGGGGGTTGAACTGTGAGTCATATTGCGATTGATGCGTTCGCCGGAGGGGGTGGTGCTTCCGAAGGCCTTAGGATGGCGGGTGTTGAGGTGGGCATTGCGATTAACCATGATCCGGAAGCGATCCGTATGCACACTGTCAATCACCCGAAAGCGCTGCATCTAACCGAGGATGTTTTTAAGGTTGATCTTGCGAACTATCTGCAGCCGGATGACGTTGTAGATGTGATGTGGGCAAGCCCTGATTGCACAAGCCACAGTAAGGCGAAGGGCGGTCAGCCGAGAGAGCGCGGATTGCGAATGTTGCCGTGGGCGGTGCATCGGCTGTGCAGACAGATTCGAGAGGCCACAGGGCATTTGCCGAAAGTCCTTCTCATGGAAAATGTAGAGGAAATTCAGGACTGGGGACCGCTTGACGAAAACGGGCACAGAATCAAGGAGCGGAACGGCGAGGATTATCGGGAATTTGTGGAGGCTATGCAAGAGCTCGGATTCACATTCGAAAGCCGCGTTCTGGTAGCGGCAGACTACGGAGCGGCGACAACGCGCAAGCGGTGGTATGCGGTACTGCGGAGTGACGGCAAGCCGATAGCATTTCCAAAGCCGACACACAGCAAGGACGGGAGCGGCGGACTGAAAAGATGGGTTCCGGTCGCGGGGTGCTTGGATTTCTCTGATTTGGGCGAATCAATCTTTACGCGGAAGCATCCGTTGAAGGAGGCGACGCTGAAACGAATTGCGAACGGGATCCGCAAGTACATTGTCGAGAGCCCGAACCCGTATTATTTGGACAAAGAGAAGGCATTTCCGTTTCTGATTCAGTATCACGGAGAGACAAAAGCGGGGGATGCGCGCGGACAGGTAATCACGGAACCGATTAAGACCATTGACACGTCAAACCGCTATTCGCTTGTGAGCGTGTGCGTAGAGAAGAAATCGGAGCAGAAACAGTGCGAAAACGGGGGTATTCAGACCGAGGAAGGCGTTTTCGGAAGAAATGCAGAAAGACCGGAGCAGGGCATTGAAGCCCGGGCGGCGGGAGAAGATCACAGTGCAGAGGTTGCGGCCTTCCTGGTCAAGTATTACGGCACGGGATGCGGGCAACAGATATCGGACCCGATTGCGACGATCACGACAAAAGACCGTTTTGGCATGGTGAGTTGCGTGATGGACAAGGCAAACGAAGCGGAACAAACTCCGGCAGCGGGAACAGCGGGATTTCTTACGACCTTCTACGGGCAGAGCATAGGCGTGGGACTGGATGAGCCTATCAGGACAATCACGACATGCGGACACTATGGGCTTGTAAGCTGCATCATGGACGGAAAACGAGAGACGTATCAGATACGGGATATTCTTTTCCGGATGCTAAAGCCGGAAGAAATGAAGTTGGCGCAGGGCTTTCCGAAAAGCTATGTAATCGACCACGACGCAGAGGGAAACAGATATCCGAAAACGGAACAGGTCGCCAAGATTGGCAACAGCGTGGTTCCGTTGATGGCGGCGAAACTTGCGCGGGCAAATCTGGCGGAAGTGGGGTAAAGCATGAAGCTATACAAGTACTACCTGATGGAGCGCCCGCCGGGTCCGGGGTGTCAGCCGGGCGCCGGGCTCTTTAAGACGGAAGACTATGGCTATAAGCGCGACAACTGCATGGGCGGCATGGTGAGAGCGTGGGGCTTTGCACTGTATCGGCGGGTATTATCGCAGGAAGAAGTGAAGGCCTATGAGCTGGCCTACGGCGGCGAGGTTGTGAGGGTGAAGAAATGAGACCGAGCAGAGAGGAACGGCGGGAATATCAGAAGGATGCGAGTGACGCATTGCGTGACGCTTTTCTTATGACATGGGCGGCGTGGCGAGAACTTACAAGCGGCTTGGAAGCGAGAGACCGACCGAAAGGGCTGGAGCAAGACGGGGAGACGCGGAGTGCATTGATTGGCACGGTGGAGACGATAAGGCGAGCTTTCGAGAAGGTGGAAGAAGGGCTTGAGAAGCTGAGGGAGAATTCAATCAAAGAAGCGCAAGAGAATGCGAAGCAAGCATATACGTTGTGGAGTGAGGCGCAGCACACCCAAAATGAATTGATAAGCCAAACGGCCGGAAATGAATTTTGCGATACATTGGGCTGCCTACGGCGCTACGAGCGCGCAATAGAGGCGGTTGGGCGGGCAATTGAGTTGCTGGGAAAGTGCTGAGGAAATGGGATGAAAAAGAAAGCGGGAGAACAGCCAAGCTGGGACGATTTGACACGAGAAGCGTTCAAAGTGAAAGAGATAAGTTGCGCGCCGGAAGAACTGCGCAGGGTAAAGGCAAGCCACATTCAAGACGAAGAGCAGTCGGTCAAATGGAACCGTGAGTGGGTCGAGAAAAACAATGCCCGGTATCTGGAAGAAGTGAAGCGGTTGCAGGCAGAGAAAAACGCTGCATGGGACCGATGGGAATTGAAGGTTGCGGAGAAAATACGAACAGAAGTAGGGGGCACAATTTCCGCGAAGCAGTCGGTTGCGATTAGAGAATGTGCATTCAGACTTACAAAAGGCACGACGTTCCGGACGACCTGGGAATGCGTAAAACGGCTGATTGAACTCGCAAAAGTGCTGAGAAGTGAGGACTGGAAGTGAAAAGGCCGTATTCGGTACAGCTGGAATTAATGTCAATGGTGTTGGCGATGCTGTATGAGCAGATGAAGGAGCAATTCGATTTTGCAGAGGTGGACAAAATACTGAATCGCCTGGAAGAGCTGACGGTGGAACTGGAAACGGTGGCGGGCATGTGCGCGACACTGGAGCGGATACAGAGAGAGGGGCAGACAAGATGGAGAGAAGAGACGGAGCAAGAGAAAACAAAGAGCAGGGAGCGGTAGGGAAAGAGCCGCTGTTAACCATTGTGAGAATTAAGAGGGAACAGCGTGCGGAAGATGGGGCGAGTGAAATTCCGTACAAGGCGAAAACGATTGAGGAAGAGCGCGAGCTAAGAATGCGGGCAGAACGCAGCAAGCAGTTTTTGATGCGAATGACAGCGAAGGCCTATGACATGAAGGACGAAGCCGAGGGAAGAGCGAAGAAGGCGGTCCGGCAGAGAGACAGGGCAAGAGCAAGGTGCGCAAGAATTGAAGATGAGCTTGAGACGTGGAAAATCATTACGGGCGTTTTGGCGGTTACGCTACTGATGCTTGGAATTGTGGTTTTCCTGCTCGCGGGAGCACGGGTTGGGTTTGTAACAGCCGGATGAGGTGAGAGCATGGCGGGAGACGCAAGAAAGAGACAGGTAAAAGCGGCGATTACAAAGCTGGAGCGGCTGCGCGCGAATATCAGCGTTGAGCTTGCAGGCGGAGTTCCGGAGGCGTTTCATGCCGGCATAGATGCGGCAGAAGACGCGCTGGAGCGGTCGATACACGAGGAAACAGAAGAGCGGGAGGTAAGAGGCCATGAACCGAGAGGACAGAGAGCGTAGGGAGCGGAAGGCGGTTTCGCAGGAGTTGGGAGCCATGCGTATGCGCTTGGAGAGGATCCGAAAGATTCAGGACTACAGCTATCCGAGTGGGCGGGAAGCATTTGCCGCCGATATGGATACAGCAATGGATGCAATCAGACGCGCAGAAGATTCGGTGATGCAGTTATCGGGATTCTGCGGCTATGTGAGGGAGTGGGTGTAAAGATGGAGAACGAGAAGAAAGAAATCGGACGCAAGGAGCAGGAAGCGGAGGCAATCATGAAGGCGCACAAGAGCATTGCTGCGCTTGCCGAATATATGTTTGGGGATGAGGTGTTCAAAGATTCTCCGGGGACGGACGGCGTGGACGATATTGTTACAGTGCTCGGCAGGGCAGTGATGGGCGGAAGAATCAGCACCGCAACGCTTGAACTGCCGAACGGTGTGCAGGCAAAGATTTTTGAGAAGGGCGGACTGGTCGCGATGAAGCGGACGCTGAAAGTGGTGGACGAAAACGTAATCTGAAATGCGAGCCGCGAAAGTGAACAAGCGGGAGCGGGACAGATTTCAAAAGATCGAGAATTGAATAATCGGTGAGGCGTCGGCAATGCCGGCGCTTTTCCGGCGAAAAATCCGGGCAATAAAATAGGCGCAAAGAGAGCGGCGGAGAGCCGCATTCAGGCTTGATAAAAGTATTAACATACCGACACACAGAGGGGGAAGGATATGCCGTATCTGGAGAGAGTCACGAAAGCGGGAATGACGATCGAGGTAGAGAGATACTATTCAAGCCGGTATAGAAGAAAGGGGATTGAGAGAGGGGATAGAGTCAAGGCAACGAGAGAAGAGCAGAAGAAGGTGAATCGGGGGAATGCAGAGCGAAAGCTCAGGATTCTCATGAATGCCAATTTCGGCTACGGAGATTATCACGTTGTTCTGGATTATATCCGAGAGAAGGGAAGAGAAGAGAGAGGCAAGGAGCAGATGGAGAAGGATATTGCGGTGTTCCTACGGGAGTGCCGGAAAGAGTATCGCAAGCAGGGCAAGGAACTCAAGTATATTCACGTGATGGAAGTGGGTAGCAAGGGCGCTCGGCATCACCACCTGGTAATCAATAAGCTGGACCCGGAAGTTTTACAGCGTGCCTGGTACAAGGCCTGCGATCAACACACGAGAGTAAAGGTGTTCCCGTTGGACGATAGCGGAAATTACGGGCGACTGGCAGCGTATTTTATCAAATACACGGACACACACCGGACAGAGGCAGACGGGGCGCTCATGAAAAAGCGCTGGAACTGCAGTAGAAATCTGCATAGGCCGGAACCGACGGTGCGAGTGATTTCGAGCAGAGACGCATTCCGCATGGACCCGACAGAGAGAAAGGGATATTACGTTGACAAGCGCAGCGTGAGCGCGGGAGTCGTAAGTCCGGAGTATTACGGGTACGGGTATTTAAGATATACGCTGGTAGAGTTGCCGGAGAAAGGGGCGGGGAGTGATAGAAGGCGACAGGATGCAAACAGAAGAGTTGATGAGAAGAAACAGGGCGAGCCTGAAAAAGCTTGAGGCCTTGCTGAAAGACAACATAAAACAGCGCGAAGAGCTTGTGAATCTACATGGGAAGGCCATTGAGACACAAGAGCGGCTGGAAGAGATGGCGAGCGTGCTAAAGATGAAAGAGGCAGAGTCGAAGGGGACAGTACAGCGGAAACGGGGAATAGCTTATGCGCTGGGCTGGACAGAAGAACGAGCGTTGGCGTTGGCGGTCTTGATTATGTATATGCTTATGATGGCGCTGGGAAGAAAAGTGTGTGGATGGTAAAGAGCAGATGAATGACAACAGAACGAGGGTGAAGCTCATTGAGGCAGAAGCATATTGCCGAGAATTGGAGAGCAAGAACGAAATGCTGCGGGAGCGGCTGAAAGCAGAGTGCGCGGCAAGACGCACCGCGGATATCGCTTGCCGTATGGCATACATTGCAGCGGGAGTTGTGGTGTTTGCGTGCTATGTATTGAGTTTTGCGAGCATGATTACAGTTTGAGAGGAGAAAAGGGATGAACTACGTTGTTTTGATGGGGCGGCTTACACAGGATCCGGAACTGCGGTACTCGCAGGGCGAAGAGCCTATCGCGGTGGCAAGCTATGTGCTTGCGGTGGATCGCAGAGGTAGAAAGGAAGAGCAGGGGAGACAGACGGCGGATTTCCTGCGTTGCATTACGTTTGGACGCGGCGCGGAGTTTGCGGATAAGTACTTCCAAAAGGGGCAGCGCGTGCTTGTTTCCGGAAGGATCCAGACGGGAAGCTACACAAACCGTGAGGGGCAGAAGGTCTACACGACTGATATCGTCGTAGACAATCAGGAGTTTGCGGACAGCAAGGGAGCAGGCGGCGAAGGGAATGGAAATTACCAGACGGGTAATCCGCAGGGGAGCGGTAAGAAAAACGGGGCCGTAAGCGACGAAGGATTTATGAACATTCCGGATGGCGTAGAGGATGAAGGGCTGCCGTTTAACTGACAGCGGAAAGGGATGAAGCGAAATGAAAAGGGCTGAATTTCTGGAGAGTGTGGGGCAGATTCTTGAGGACAGGGAGAAGCAGTACGGATCCCCGGACGGTGTGTTCGAGGCAATTGCGCAAATGACAAGCGCATATCTAACGGAGCGGCTGGGAATGCCGGTAACGGTGACAAAGAACGATGTAGCGGTTATTCAGATGATTCAGAAAATCGCTCGGATCGGTGTCAATGTGGGGCACATGGACAGCTGGGCGGATATTGTGGGCTATGCCGCCTGCGGAGTAGAGGCGGGGCATATCGGAGAGCCGACAGAGCGAGGGTAGAGTAGAAAATGGGGCACGGCATGAAGCAGAGAAAGAAAAGCGTGAAGCGCGGCGACGTCCAGTATTCGCTGAGCTTGGATGTGTCGAGCTGGGGAATGAAAAGCGGGCTGGAGTCAAATTATGAGCATTTGGGCATAGCGGTGATTCAGAAAGCACTGGAAGACTATGCGGAACTTTTGCGGCAGCGGGCGCATGGGCCACTGCCACGGAGGAGCCGAGGGAAAATCACGGTAGAGACATATGAACTGCTAGAGGCGGAGGCATTTCTGAAAGAGAACCGGTGCCAAGCGTTTTTTGCGGTGGATGGCAGCTATCTCATGTTTTTGACTGAAAAGCGGGAAAGAGAGCGGGAAGAAAGGGCAAGAGCAAGGCGGGAGGTGCTGGGCGCAAGGTGAGAAATTTCAAAAGGGCAGATGAGAGCGGAAATCAGGAAATTCTGATGCAATGGGCAGAGCTGCAGGCGGACAGGATGCCGGAGTTGCAGCATTTATACCACATACCGAACGGCGGGAAACGGGACGCGATGACGGCAAAAGCCATGAAAAGGCAGGGAGTTAAGGCAGGGGTTCCGGATCTCTGCCTGCCGGTCGCGCGAGGGCGGTATCATGGTCTATATATCGAGCTGAAAGCGGGGAAGAACAGCGCAACCAAGAATCAGATGGAGTGGCTGGGCTTCCTGGGGCGCGAAGACTACTATGCGGCTATATGCTACGGCTGGAGAGCGGCAGCATGGGTGCTGACAGAGTATCTGCTATATGCCGGAGAGAGGCTGAAAAAGGGAGAAAAGGGCATACCGGTCTACGCGGAAGAGGAAACATCGAGAGAGGTTATAGGCGGCGCATAACCGCCGGAACAGGGAGAGCATGGCATACTGGGAGAGCTACGAAGAGTTTACGGAGAAATTCAAGCATAGGATGACGACGGATGATTGCTACACGCCTGAGCCGGTCTATGAGGCGGTGAAGCGCTGGGTAGTGCGGGAATATGGCATAGACGAGAGCAGCATCGTGAGGCCGTTTTATCCTGGCGGGGACTATGAGCGCTATGACTATCAAAAAGGGTGTGTGGTGCTGGACAATCCTCCGTTTTCCAAGCTGAAAACGATAATCAGATTCTATGATGAGCGGGAGATTGATTATTTCCTGTTTGCGCCGTCGCTGACAATCTTAAGCACAATAGCAAATACCGGAGCGGCGGGAATCATTTCGGCAATCAAAGTCAAGTACGAAAACGGCGCAACGGTGAATACAAGCTTTGTGAGCAATATGGAATCCGCGCTTGTGAGAAGTGCACCGGCGTTACGCAATGAAATCGAGAGGGCACAGCAAGAGCAAAAGGGCAGAAAAACGCCGGCAAAAAGACCAGACGGGCAGAGATACGAGTATCCGGAAGAGGTGTTGCGGAGCATGGACATAGAGGCGTACTCCAAGGCGCAAATCGATTTTCGGGTACCGCGTGAGGACGGCGTCATTATATGGCGGCTGGATGAGCAGAGAGCGGCCGGAAAAGAGCTTTTCGGAAGAGGGATACTGCTATCGCAAAAAGGGTATAAAGCGAGAGCGGCAGCGGATGCAAGATTGCGCGAGGCGCGGAAAGTGATACGATGGGAGTTATCGGAGCGGGAGCGGAAAATCGTGGATGAGATGAGCAGAAAAGGGGGAGAAGCCGAAGAATCTTGATATACTGATGGCAGCAGATAGACATGAAAAGGGCGTCGAGAGTTCGATAAGGCAAAAACGGCAAACGAGCCTGT